AAGGATACTCCAGCGCTGATCGATTCGACAGGCGTAGGCGACCCCATCGTGGAAGACCTGCAACGAACGATGCCATGCGTCGAGGGCTTCAAGTTCACGGCAGGCAGCAAGCAGCAACTGATGGAAGGCTTGGCGTCTGCGATCCACGAAGGCCGGATCGGCTTCCCTGACGGCTGGCTGCGCGCGGAGTTGGAGACGTTCGGCTACGAACACACCCGCACAGGCGTACGCTATGAAGCGCCAGCAGGCTTGCACGATGACGGCGTCTGCGCGCTGGCGCTTGCAGTGCGTCACCTGTCGTTCGCCCGGTCCTCAACCCTCGACATACGGATCTTCTAGCGCATGGGCATCTTCGACTTCCTCCGCAAGCGGCAGGACACCCCCGACAAGTACGTGGACGCATCCGTGACGGTCATGGACCGCGCAGGGCGTCCCAAGCAGCCGCAGTTCAACTACCACGCGGCTGTCCGGCACTACTCGTCGTGGATCTACGCAGCCGCGACGATCAACGCGCAAGCGGTCGCAGCCAACCCGCTGCGGCTGTACGTACGGTCCAAGCCGGGTGCCAAGCGCCTGTACGACACGCGACCCGTCCCCAAGCGCCGCAAGGCGTACCTGATGGGTGACACAGCCGTGCAGCCGTCGCGGTCGGTCATGCGCAAGGCGATTGCCGGGGACTTTGAGGAAGTGTCATTCGACCACCCCGTGCTTGAGGTGCTGCGCAAGGCAAACAGCATGGACGACGGATTCGGGCTGGCAATCAGCCGCATCCTGTTCCTTGAACTGACGGGCAACGCCTACCTGCACCCGGTGTTTGGTGACCTTGGCGTGCCTGCCGAACTGTGGACGATGCCAAGCCAGTACGTGAAGGTAATCCCGTCCACGGATGGCCTGATTGCCGGATACCGCTACGGCATCGAAGCACAAACCGAAATGGACTTTGCGGTGGACGAGGTCATCCACTTCAAGCGTCCCAACCCCAAGTCCCTGCTGTACGGGATGGGCAAGTGCGAAGCCGCGTGGGGCGTGATCCAGCAGAACGCCGCCATCCATGACATGGATCTGTCCATGTTTGAGAACATGGCGCGACCCGACTACGCCATCATTGTCAAGAGCGCAGGGCGCGAGCAGTTGGACCGCTTTGAGACGAAGGTCAGGGAAGCGCTGCAAGGCACGCGCAAGGCAGGCAAGTTCTTTGCCATGTCCGGCGATGTGGACATGAAGCCGCTGTCGTTCCCGACCAAGGATCTGGCGGGACGCGATGAGATCGTGGAGGAGATCGCGGCGGTGTTCGGCGTTCCCGTGTCGATGCTGAAGGCGAACGATCCGAACTTGGCAGCGAGCAAGAGCGGCTACGCGCAGTGGCGTGAATCGACCATCGCGCCTATCTGCCGTCTCGATGAGGAGACGCTCAACGCCAAGTTGCTGCCCCTGTTCCGGCTGCAGGATGACGCCTACCTCGCGTACGACAACCCCGTGCCAGCGGATCGCCAGCAGGATCTGGTCGAGCGGCAGACCGCCGTCGCAGGCGGGTGGATGACTCCGAACGAAGCACGCATCGAGAGCGGCTACGAGCCGTCAGAAGACGCCGCAGCGGATCGCCTGTACGTAAACGGTCAGCCACTCGGCGGCCAGCCACAGGGCGTCCCCGGCGTTGCGTTGCCCTTCGGCGCGCCGCGCGTCATGCCGGAGCCGCAGGCGCAGGCGTGGGAAGATCCCACTATGGAGCCTGTGCAGGCGTCCAAGCGTCTGTCGTTGCCAGCGCCTGCCACGAAGTCCGAGGACTGCGTGAGCGACAAGATCCGCACGCTCCTCGACGAGGGCTACCCGCGCGAGCAGGCAATCGCCATCGCTATCTCCATGTGCGAGGGCAAGGCGTGGGGCGAGGCAGACCCCGCAAAGGCAATCGGCGACGTGGACACGCGACCGACCGAGGAGATGGCACGGCTCGCTGCGCGTGGGCTGGAACTGCGCGCCGAATTCAACCGGGGCGGGACCGAGGTCGGCGTGGCACGCGCACGCGACATCTCCAACCGAGCCAACCTCTCGGAAGAGACGATCCGGCGCATGGCGTCGTACTTCAGCCGTCACCGCGTGGACCTTGACGCAGAGGGCGCGCAGTCGGGCGAGGACGGCTACCCGAGCGCGGGCGCGATTGCGTGGATGCTGTGGGGCGGCGACCCGTCCGACCCCGAGGGCGCAGGCGCGGCGTGGGCGGCGCGAAAGGTCGAGGAGATCGACCGCCAGCGCGAGAAGCGGCTTGCCTCGCGCATCGTCGCAGAGTACGTCGCGGAGGTGGACCGTGGCGCGCACGACGCGGACAGCGCGAAGATTGACCGCCTCCTTGCGGAGGTCGAGAAGTCCTACATGCGCGAACTGACCGACGATGAGACGATCCGCTACGCGCTTGAAGGCAGCATCGCGGACGTTGACGCCGACATCAACGCGGTCCTCAAGGCGTACGGACTCGGCGGCGAGCCGCTTATCCTGAAGTCACACGAAGGCAACCCATGAGCATGAACGACTCGTCTATCCCCCACACGGTGCTTGCCGCCGCGCTCGCCAAGCGCGCAGCGGAGCGCGCCGAAAACGCGATGAAGGCGGCGACCGCCGCGAGCGAACACGCCGAGGGCGCGCACAAGGCACTGCTCACGACGAAGCAGGGACCGCAGGGCGAGCAGGGTCCGCCCGGACCCGCAGGCGCACCGGGGCGTGACGGCATCGACGGGCGCGACGGCGCGCAGGGTCCGGCGGGACCGATGGGACCACCCGGACTTCAGGGCGAGCAGGGTGAGCAGGGCGAGCCGGGAGAGCGCGGACCGGCGGGACCGCGTGGAGCGCGTGGACCTGCGGGCGGATCGCCCGTGCTTGTCAATCCCGAATTCGAGACGCTCGCGGTACGTGGCAACACGACGCTCAAGGGTAACCTGACCGTAAGCGGCGACTTCACGCTCGGCGACGACGTGACCATCGCGGACACGCTGACGGTGGGCGGCGCAGTGACGTTCACGGGCGGCGCGACGGTGCGACCGAACGCGAGCGCGCCGACGAGCAACGTCGTGCTAGGTCCGAGCGCGGGCGCGGCGATGATTTCCACGACCGATGACTCCATTGCCATCGGGCGAAATGCGTTCCTGCTCGGCACGGGCGACAACAACATCTGCATCGGAGCGTTGGCAGGCGACGCGATGACGACAGCAGTCAACAATGTGGCAATTGGCTCTAATGCGCTTGGTGCTGCCACTGGAAACAGCAACACCGCAATTGGTTGGGGTGCATTACGTGATAACACTTCAGGATTCCAAAACGTTGGTGTTGGTCTTGGCGCACTCATCCGAAACACCACGGGCAGGGACAGTGTGGCGATTGGCGTAAGCGCAGGCGAATACCGTGGCTCCGGAACTGACGGGCTGACATCCGCCACATCGTCGGTGTTCATCGGCTTCCAGTCCCGCGCCGCCGACAACGCGCAGTCCAACCAAGTCGTGATCGCAGGCACGGACGGCCTCGGCGACGGAAGCAACACGACGGTGATCGGGAACATTTCGACCACCTCGACGCGCATCGCAGGCACCGCAACGAGCGTGTTCGCAATCAGCGGCGACACCATGCGAATCACAGGCACGCGCACGCCTGCGAGCAACGCCGCAGGGACCGCAGGCGACTTCGCCTTCGGCACGACGGGCGGTGTCACCTACCTCTACTACTGCATCGCAAGCGGCAACTGGGGCCGCGTCGCACTCACCACCGGATACTGATCGGAGAACAACATGCTCACCAAGACACAGACCACCGCATCCATCGAGATCGCACCTAACGGCAGCGTCACTGCCGTCACGCACATCAACGTGATGGACGGCGACGCGCTCGTCTCGCAGTCCGCGAGCCGCCACAGCATCAACCCCGGCGACGACTACAGCGACCAGCCGGAGGTGGTGCAGGCGGTGTGCGAGATCGTGCAGACCGCTGCCGTCATCGCCGCCTACCAGTCCGCAACCGCCTGACGGAGACACGATGCCCGACCTGCCGCCCAACGTAGTCATCGCCGCGCTCGCAAAGAAGGCGGCTGACCGCGCAGCCGCGAGCGCGCAGGACGCGACCGCAGCGCGCGACGAGGCGACGCAGGCGCGCAAGGCGCTCGACGCCATACAGGTACTGCAAGGTCCGCAGGGCGAGCAGGGCTTGCCCGGTCGTGACGGCGCAGACGGGCGCGACGGGCGTGACGGCGTTGACGGCGCACCCGGTCCCGCCGGACCACAGGGCGAGCAGGGCGAACCCGGCGAGCGCGGTCCCGCAGGTCCGCGCGGCGCACGCGGTCCCGCAGGCGGCGCACCTGTCCTCGTGAACCCCGAGTTCGAGACTCTGGCCGTGCGCGGCGCTGTGACGATGCGCGGCAGCGGCGCGGTTCAGATCCCCAGCGGCACGACGGCGCAGCGACCTGCGAGCGCGACGGCGGGCATGACGCGGTTCAACACGGATACGACGCGAGTCGAGCAGTGGAACGGCACGCGGTGGACTGCGCTTGAGCCGGAGCCGCTGGAGGTCGAGTACCTGATCGTCGGAGGTGGCGGATCGGGCGGCTTTGGCGCGACAGTTGGAGGCGGCGGAGGTGCAGGCGGATTTAGGACCAACGTTGGAGGTCAGGCGTATTCGGCTCGCATCGGAATTGGCTACGTCGTGACTGTCGGTGCAGGAGGAGCCGCAGTAAGTGGGAGTCCGCCATCAGGAAATCCCGGTAATGAATCGCAGTTTGCCGATGTCGTGGCATCTGGCGGAAGCGCAGGCGGTGGCTCTCCTGCTGCTGCGCGTGCTGGAGCCTCTGGCGGCGGTGGCGGCGGTAGCGGCGGCGCAGGCGGTCTTGCAACCGTATTCCCGATGCAAGGCAATGACGGCGGATTGGGTGTCAGTACAGCATCGCCGCAACTCAAGCGCGCAGGCGGTGGTGGTGGTGGTGCAGGCGCTGTCGGTTCTGTCGGAGTCCTTGACAGCAAGGGCGGTGACGGTGGCGCAGGCACATCAAGCAGCATCACGGGCAGCGCGGTCAATTATGCAGGTGGCGGCGGCGGTGGATACGGCTACGCATCAGGAGCGACCGCGTATGCAGGCGGCGCAGGCGGCGCAGGCGGCGGCGGTGCGGGTGGTGGCAACGGATCGAACGGCGTATCTGGAACCGCGAATACGGGCGGCGGTGGCGGCGGATATGCCGTTGAGGTTGCCACGGGAAGGAACCCGGGCGGCGGCGGTTCCGGCATCGTCATCGTCCGCTACCTCGGTGACACACGCGCCACGGGCGGCACGATCACCAGCGCAGGCGGCTACACGATCCACACCTTCACCTCATCCGGCACATTTACGGTGAACGCATAATGGGACACTTCGCACGAGTCAACGTCACGGGCAAGGTCGACCGCGTCATCGTCGCGGAGCAGGCGTTCATCGACACGCTGCCAGATAGCGGAATGTGGATCCGCGCCTCGTACAACACGCGCGGCGGCGTCCACTACGACCCCGCGACGGGCGAGCCGAGCGCCGACCAGTCGAAGGCGCTGCGCAAGAACTACGCGGGCATCGGCTACACGTACGACGCGCAGCGAGACGCATTCATCCCGCCGAAGCCGCACGCCGACGCAGTGCTTGACGAAGCGACCTGCCTGTGGGTCTGGGACGAGCCGAGCGCGGATGTGTGACCCCTGCGCACATCGCGCGGTGCTTCGCGCCGTCAAGGCGCTCGCCAAGAGTCCTGCGGCGCGCTGCATCGACCCGGACGCGGCGATGCCGTGGATGCCCTTCACGGCGGACGCGCAGGTGATCCGCACGAAGTCGCTAGACGAGCCGCTGCGGGACGTGGAGGCGAGGGAACTTGCCAAGTACGTGGCGGCGCTGCAGGAAGTACTAGGGGAAGCCGTCGAGCCGCTTGAGGAACTGATCCGCGAGTGGCGCGGGACGCCTGCGGCGCTTGCCGAACGCATCCAGCGCGAGGCGCTGTCCATGCGCGGCGACCTAGCGAAGCAGATTCGGGAGATTGCCCGACCGTACGCGCAGGTCATGGCGTCTGCCGGGGCGCAGGCTGCCACGGAGAGCCTTGCGGCGTTCCTGACGCCCGAGCAACTGCTTGAGGACGCGGAAGCCAATCCGGCGGCTGTACGGGCTGCAGAACGGGCAGCAGATCGCATGTCCGCGTCCGTGTCGGAGACGGCGGCGCAGTACATCGCTGACACGGTCGCCGGGGGCATCGAGGAAGGCGCGACGGTGGACGAGATCGCCGACCGCATCGCGGAAAGCCGTGGCATCAGCCGAAGCCGCGCGGAAATGATTGCACGGACGGAATCGGCCTACGCCTACACCGAGGGGCGGTTGGAGTCGATGAAGGAAAGTGGCGTGGTCACGGGCAAGCGCTGGTTGCTGTCGCCGGACGCCTGCGAGTTCTGCGAGGCTGCGGCGCGGCAGTACGGGGACAAGACGGTGCCGCTAGACACGCCGTTCTACACCATCGGCACGACGCTGACGGGCGTGGCGGGTGGTCGCATGAAACTGACCTACCGTAACGTGGACGGACCACCGCTGCATCCCAACTGTCGGTGCGACGTGATCGCAGTCACTCGGGCAACCCAATGAACAGCAAGAACCTACAGGCAACGATCCGCAAGCAGGCAGGCAAGGCGTCCACGTTTGTGGCGACCATCACCACGGACAGCGTGGACCGCGACGGCGAGGTGGTCGTACCCGGCGGCATGAACAGCCGGGACTACGAGCGCAACCCGGTGCTGCTGTACGAGCATGACGTGAAGCAGCCCATCGGCAAGATGCTGTCCATGAAGCGGATGGAACGCGGCATCGAGGCAGAGTTTG